CCGCCAGTCGGAGAGCAGTCCCGCCATGACCGCATCGACCTCGGCGCGGGTGGCGCGGGTGTACGAGTAGTCGCCAAGGCTCTCCGAGGCGAGCCCCGAGTCCCGCCGGCGGTCGCGGTACATCATCGCCGCGACCTCGATGCACGCCTGCTCGATGTCGTCGGGCACGGTCGCGTAGCCGGCGGTGTACTCGATGAGCACGCTCTTCACGGCGTCGGGCATGACGCCACGGTCCATAGGCCACTGCGCCCACCATGAAGGATCGATCGACAGGCGCCCCGTGTCGTAGTCGTATGTGTACTCGCTCGCCGTGTCGGCGGCGTACAGCGTCACGCTCGCGAGCACGGCGTCGGCGCCCGCACGCGGACGCAACTGCACCGACCGAAGATCGGTGGTCAGCGAGGCGGTAAAGCCGGGGACCGTCAGGATGCCAGCCGTCACGAGATCGGCGGTCGTCTTGAGCGTGTCGAAGTCGTGCGTCGTGGCGACGGTCACGCCGGCGGTCGTCGTGGTCGTGGTGACGAGCGCGGGTGTCTCTGTCTCCTGATTGACGCTCACGCTCGCGCGCAGGTAGCCACTCGTCGCGCCGATCACGATGGCGGCCTTGTTGCCCGTCCAGACGTTGGTGATTTGCGACACTGGCCACTGGTTCAGGCGGATCGTGTCCACGCCGGCGCCGCTGCGCCATTCCGAGTACGAGCGCGACTTGATGAGCCTGCCGACGTACGACTCGATGCGCGCCGTCGCGCGGTCGATCGCCTTCTCGAGCACGGCGTCATCCGTGCTAGCGGTGATCCCGAGCCAGCTCTTGAGGTTCGATAGCGACGTGAGCGCGTAGGTGCCGACTGCCATGCCCGAACATTAGGACCGCGCGTACCACGGCTTGCCCATGCTGTAGTACTCGCTCGTGCTTTGCCACTGCCGGCGTAGGTCGCGGTCGATCCACGCGACCACGAGCTCGGCGTGACCGACCTGCACCTTTGGCGTGAGCCACGCCTTGAGCCCCGCCTTGTCCCACTGGCGCCAGAACCAAATGTCGTCATCGACGCGACCCTCGCCCCATGTGCCGTCCGGCGCAGGCTCGCCACGGAACCACGGGCGCTCGACCTTGCGCAGCGCCTCGGTGCGGATCAGCGTGAGCCCAAAGTGAGCGGTAGCGACCTGTAGCGCATCCTTGTCGAGTTCCGTCGAGAGGATGCCGTGCTTGAGATTGCCCTTCTCGTCGCGCATCGTCAGGAGCGGCGACGTGCGCTCGCGTCCAGCCTGCATCGGCGCGAGGATGTCGAGGTCGTTGCGCTCGGCAATGTCCCGCAGCTGCACGATGTCCTCGGCGGTGAACAGCGTGTCGTAGTCGGTCGTGACGATCCACTTGAGCTTGTCGCTGCGCAGCGCCTCGCTCATCACGCGGTCGATGCCCTGCGTCCAGAACACGCCCGTGTGCCGCGTGAGGTTGATGCCCAGCGCCTTCGTGGCGACCGCCGCGCAGTACATGTGGTCGGTGAACCCGAGGCGCGGGCACGTCTGCACGAGGTGCATGTCGTCGTAGGTCGGAAGCTTCGAGGGCACCTGCGCGTGCGGCTTGCGCCCCTTGAGGTTGAGGCTGATCGGGTGCCGCGAGCAGTCGTCCGCGTCGCCCTCCCATCCGCAGATGGCCTCGAGGCCGCATTGCTCCATGAGCCCCTTGAGCTTCTGCGTCTGGTAGATCGCGTGGTGGGCGTCGTTGTGGTCGGAGTGCCCGCCCATGAGCATCCCCTCGAGGTTCATCTCGCCGCCGCGACCCTCCATGTAGTGCTCGACGATCTTGTGAAAGTCGGGCACCGCGATGCGCAGCCAGCCGCCGGGCTTGAGCACGTCCACCCAGTGGCGGAGCACCTGCGGCGCCTCGCAGAAGGGGATGTGCTCGAGCACATGGCTCGCGCGGATCTCGTCCGCCGTGTTGGATGCGAAGGGCAGCGAGCGGACGTCATGTCCGAGCGCCGCGTCGATGGGCGTGTAGCCGGGGATGCGGGTGCTTCCTGCACCGAGGTCGAGCTTGAGCATGCGCGGAAGATAGCGCACCAACGACACAGGGGCGACCCGAAGGCCGCCCCTGCGTCAGGTGTGCGTCGTGCGCACGGTGATCCGCCGAAGCGGATCGGATGGGTCAGGCGAGCGGACCGTCCGGGTTGACCACGAGGCCGACCGAGGTCGAGCCTGCGAGGTTGGCGCCGTCCGTGCCGAGCTTGGCGACTGCCTCGCTCGTCACGTTGGGCGACTGGGCCGGGCGGCTCAGGTTGCAGGTGAAGGCGTAGGTGATCGTCGTGACCGGGCTGATCTGCAGGCGCAGGTAGCGCTGCTTGCCCTCGAGGTCCACGTTGAGCACGTAGGGCTGCACGTCCGCCGCCGCCGTAGCGACGTTGGTCGGGATCGTGAAGCCGCCCGCCGCGTTGGTGCCGCCGACGTAGCCGGTGACATCCGAGAACGAGGAGGTCGTGTCTCCCTGCGAGATCTTGAGCACGGTGGGGATGTTCGTCGCTGCGTTCGCGATGCCGGGTGACACCACGAACTGCGCCGCGCCGAAGCCACGGGTATCGACGATGAACGTGCCCGTGCCGCCGTTGGTGACGGTGGCGGGGTTGGACGAGATCGTCTTGACGTCTTGGTTGTACTTCATGGGTATCTGTGTCCTTTCAGGATCAGAAGGTGGCCTTGATCATCGCGCCCGCGACGGAGGCATCTCCGACGTTCGCGACGTTGATGTCGAACCGCTCGGTCCCGCGCACCACCAGCTCGTCCTGCTCGAAGGCATTGAGAGCGGCGTTGCTGAACTCGACCGTGGTCGAGCGGCGGTCGCCGAGGTACGCAGCGAGCGAGAGGTCGCCGAAGAACGCATACGTCCCGTTGTCAGCCTCCGAAACCGTGTAGGCCTCGGTGAGCACGACCGGGTAGCCCATGAACTGGAGCCCACCGTCCTCGGTGCGGATCTCGTTGGCCGTCACGCCGCCGGCCGCCTCGGAGAGACGGAGGAAGGCGTTGTTCCACACGCTGCGCTTCATGAACCACTTGGTGTTGGGACCGTCCGCCCACGTCGCGAGCTTGCCGACCACGCGGCGGAGGTCCGCCAGCGTCAGCGTCGCGAGGGTGGTCACGGCAGGAGAGGTGTCCTGCGTGCCGCCTGCGCCGATCGCGTTGCGAAGACCGAGGATTCCGCCGTAGGTCGAGGTGCCGTCGCCGTCGAAGCCGCACTCGTCCTCCTTCTTGGCGAAGCCGTACGCGATCTCGTTGGCGAGGTCATCGCCGAGGGCGACCACGTTGTCCTCGTTCAGCTCGGAGCTGATCTTGGTGAGGACCATGAGCTTCTTGGCGACGAGGTTCACGCTGTCGAAGGCCTGCTGCGACTGCGTGCCTGCGGCCGCCTCGCCCACGAAGTAGGCGGTCACGGTGCCCGTGCGGCGCGGCATGCGCTTCACGTCCGAGGACATGGGCACGATGCGCGCGTTGGCGCGGAACACGCCGTACTGGTCGCGGAGGTTGATGAGGCTGTTCTCGAACTCGTCGGGAACGAGGAATCCGCCGGCGGTGTTGGAACCCTCGATGTGGCCCTTGGTGACAAGGACATCGTGGTCGGAGCACCACTGCGCGGACTTCTTCGAGCCCATGCACGCCATCGCCCAGCGGCCGAAGCGGTAGGCCTCGTCCACGGACTTGAACGCGCGCAGGCGGCCGTGAACCTTGGGGCTCTCGACCTTCACGAGCTTTGCGGGCTTGGACGCAGACTTCGCGATCTCGTCGCGGATGGCTGCACGGACCTCGGAGGCGACGGACTTGGCAGTCTCCTCGGGCTTCTCTTCTGACATGGCGTCCTCCTCGACCTCGACGGCCGGGCTGATGGTGACTTCGTAGTTGATCGCGCTGGGATCGAGCGGGTTGCCGGCCTCGTCAACGATGACGACGCCGTCCAAGAACAGAGCCTTGGCCTTCTCGAATCCGTGAGCGCCCTTCTGATTCGCGAGAGACTGCAGAGACTTCTGCAGCTCCTCGACGGTGATGTTGCGCATGGATAGTGCTCCCGTAATGGGGTTGGTTGCTTGAGTGAGTTGACGTTGCCGGCGCAGGTCATTCGTCCGGGCTTGCGCCCACCGACTCGACCAACCGATGCCACAACACTAGGCGGGCACGAAACAGCACAGGCCGCCCCACAACGGGCGGCCCGTGCCAAAGGAGAGAGTCTGTGCGTCAGTCGGCGTAGAGCCGTCCGCGTGCGCGCGCCATCTCGTCGCGGACAATCTGCACGCGGTCAAGGTCACCGAGCGCGGGCACAGCAACCGAGACGCGGTACGAGCGGCGGATCGGCGCAGGCGCGTCGGGCACCGTCACGCCGAATCGCTTGGCGACGGCGGGCGAGCATAGCCCCTTGCGGACGGCGGTGATGATGGCGTCCTGATTGGCGGGGATCGACACCACCGATACCTCGAGGAG